GGGGAGATCCGAGGTCGGGGGAACATCGAGCTCCTCGCCGTTCTCGACGGCCGGGTACTTCCCGGAGACGTACCGCAGGCCGATGATTTCGAACTCGTGCGAGGCGAGTTCCTTCACGTTCAGCGCCCGGTACTCGACCGGCTCGACGTTGTCGCTGCGCAGGACCCAAACGGCCATCCTCTCGACGCCCGTGGCGTCCCCGGTGAAGTTGACGGTCTGATGCGTGCCGGCGGCGCTGGTGATCGTGAGTTCGACCTCGGTGCCGTCCGACTTCGCGACGATGATCGAGTATGACACACCCGCCGCGAGTTCGACCGGGGCATCGAGCGTGAGTGTGCCGGATCCGACCTCAAGAATGCGTCCGCCCATCCGCTGGACCGTGTCAAACCGATCCCGGACCCGGAAGATGCTCCCGGGTCGCAGACGAGCGCCCTGCAGCTGGGTGCGGAACGTGACCGTTTCGTTCTCGTACCGTTCGGTGAGGAGAAGCCACTTGCCCGCGCGCCATGCCTGCCCGCGCGACGTGCACCCGAAGGCCACCATGTTGATCGGACGAACGCCGAACTGCGCGATGCCCTCCTCATCCGGCACCTCCAAGGGCTTGGCGATGTAGAAGTCTTCCGGATCGTTCCATTGGACGTACGCCACGGTGTGGCGCGCCGCGCGATCGGTCCCCGAGTAGACGAAGTCTCCGTTGATGACGTTCGCGTTCGTGAACGTGAAGGAAGGGTCCTTCGGCGAGTCCTGGACCGCCGAGATCAGCCCCGTCGCCCAAAACACCATGCCGCGGAAGATCGAGGCGAAATCGCTCAAGACCTTGAACGCATCCTCCTGAGACTGAATGAAGACGCTGCATGCGAACCGCGGCTCGCGCGATCCATCGCCGCGACCGGCGTCCACGCCGACGAAGTTCCCCGAGCCGTCCACCCCGTCGCAATACCGTGAGATCTCGTAGAGTGCCCACTTGTCGAGGGTGGATTCGGGCACGTAGTTGCCCAGACCGTAACGCGGATGGGTCGCCAGGTCGTAGAAGATCCAGGCCGGGTTCGTCGTGAACTCCCGCTGCGCCTTGAAGGTGCCGTCCCACACTCCGGAGTAACTCCGGGTAGCGGTGTTGTAGTTCGATGGGACGCGGACCTTGCAGCCGAGGACCCGGTAGGCCCGCTGCGGGATCCGGGCGAACCATTCGGCGTCGAATTCGCACCCGACAAGGGCGCTGTGCCGGTAGGTGAACTTCCGGTCAATGATCGTCGTGTAGGACTGCCAATAGAGGTCGTTCTGGTACTTCGCAGGATCGTCCGAGTCGACGGTCTCGCGGAGGATCCGGACATCCCACGGGCCCGTCCCCCAAAGCGGGATTCGGTAGCTCCGGACGTAAGGCTGCATGGCCTCGCCCTGGATCAGGCCGTCGAGTTCGCCTCCGGGCAGGGGATTCGATCCAACGGCTTCGTGCCAGTCGCTCTCCGCGGCCCTCTTCAGCTGGATGCTGAAGTGCAGGAGCGTCCCCTTGCGGTTCCCCTTGTCGTCGTACTCGTACAGCGCGGGGATGCGCACCGTAACGCGAATGGCGTTATGGGGCCCGGCCGGGACTTGGCGCTGAACGGCATTGCCGACCTTGTCGCTCCCACGGATCACCTTGGCCTCGACGGTGGTTTCGCTCTCTGCGGCCGGGAAGCCCGGCATCCAAGACTGATCGGCGGTGCCGGGCCGAAAGGCCGTCGAGAATCCCTTGTGGGCGAAGGTCCCGTCCGGATTCTGAGCCGGCGTCAGGTCGAAGAAGATCGCCTTGTTTCGTTCCTCATCGGGCAGGACGTTGCCGGCCGCATCGCACAGGGCCATCTCGCCCTCGCCCAAGAGATCGAGAATGCGAGCCTTCTGGCGTGTGCGCAGGGACCGAGCCTCAAGGTTGGTCGGGACTGGCACCGGGATCTCGGCGTCCCAGATGTTGAATGAGATCTCCTGCTCCTCTGTGAACGGCCCATGGTCCGACTCTTGAGCGGCGTTCATGTCCTCGCTGGAAATGCCCGCACTGACCGGCTGGGGAATGATCAGGATCGGCCCTCCGTAGCACAGCGGTACCGGTCCTCCCCGCGAAGCGCCGTTCACAGGGCCTTGGAAGAGATACGAAGGCTCCGACCCAGATCCATCGGATCCACCGATCTTCGGGGTGGGCGCGAGCATGCGCGCGACGCCACCGAGGGCCATGCTGACGCCGATGCCGCCGATCAGGGACCCGAAGGTCATGCCCTTGATACCGAACGCGGCGGTACCAGCGAACTTTGCGGCGGTGGCACCGAACCATCCTGCGCCCGCGCCCCACGTGACCGCGACAAGGACGACGCCGAGAACGATTTCGAACCACTCGTCTTTCCGACCTCGAACGACGGGCGAAAAGCGGATGACCGTGTCCTCGCGCTGGAACGTCAGGAGATCCTCGCCGATCACGTCTCCGTCGACCTTGACCTTGAACCCGATGCCCCGGTCGCCAGCGCCGGCGAGGTACGCGACAAGCCCCGGCTGGTTGGCTTCGATGGCGCGCAGTGCTTCCGCCGGCGACGAGACCGCCAGTTTCCATTTCCGGCCGAACAGCCGCCCCATCTCGCCCGTCAGGTAAACGGTGGTCATTGTAAACGCGCGATGTTCGTGGTTAACCGTTGATAACGTGCATCCAGAAGCTCCGTTCGAGAGAGCTGTCCGTACATGTGGTGCACGATGCTTCCCCCGCCGACGTAGACCGCCACGTGGTTCTCCCGGTGGCCGAGAACCTTCATGAGCAAGACGTCCCCGACCTGGATGTCCGCAAAGCCACGTTCATCGAGTGACGGCAGGTCGAATCCGTACGCCTTGGCCGCCTCGACGTAGGGAGAAACGCCATGCGTCTTCCACCAGCCGTCCGCCGGCCGTTCGAACCACGGGAAGATCGTCCTTCGCTCGTTTGCGTACCAATCGGACACCAGCGACCAACAGTCGTCTTCCCCGTAAACGAAGTCCCGGCCGGCGAGCGGCAACGGCTGCGGATGCAAGACCCAGATCCGGTTCGGCCCGGCAATAATCCACGGGTAGTCGCTGACCTGGCACCCGGCGAGATCCGGAGAACTCGGGGGCGTGTCCTCAGGGTGGGTGTGCCAAATGGCGGCAAACCCGGGGTGCAGAGACTCGAGATCGTGGAGTGGACCAATGTCGAAGGAGGAAGCTGGATCCGTCGCCGTACTCGGGATCTCGACGAGTTCGCCAGCGGCCGTGAGGATCCCGCAGGCCTCGACGGGTGCACGTCCGGCGATCTCGCGCAGCCTTGCCGCCGCCGCAGGGAGGTATCGTTCGACGCGCATCAGAAGCTGAGTTGCAGGCGTTCCACGGCCGGAAAACCGCCGTAGGGCAGAGGGTTGTCCGCCCCGAAGTAAGACGAGCACGCCGCGACAGTCTTCTCGCACGAGGATTCCGGGCCGGCGTACGGGCAATTCACGCCATCCTTGAACGTCCACTGGCACCGGGGAAGGAGCTTTCGGAACGGCAGGCGAACACCGTCGACCGCGAGGGAACTCCCAAGCTCCCACTCGATGAAGATCCGATGCCGGGCAACCATTCGGCGCACGAAGAAAACGTCGTTCGAGAACTGCGCGGTCGCATCCGGATCAGCGCCGTCGGCAAGGTGTTTCCGGAAGGTTCGGCGCCGGATCACGCGGGCCCCGACGAGGTCGCCGTACTCCGCGATGATTGTCCGAACGAGTCCGCCCAAGTTGGCGATCTTGATGGTTGGGCGCGGCTCCTGCTCGGTGCCGTGAAAGGCGAACCCTTTCGCCTCGATGGGCATCGCCGCGTAGGTCGTGGACCCAAACTGCAGCGTCCCCGGCGGCGGCACCTTCTCGCCGTGGAAATGGTACTGCGGCCCCCCGAGCGGGCCGAGGTCGAGCGTCCAAAGCTGAACCAATGCGGACTGTTCGAGCTTCTGAACCTCGCTCGTGATCTTCGCCGGCTCGCTCATCCGAACCACTCCTCAAAGGTGCAGGTCAGCGAGACGGAGCTTGGTCCCGTGCGTGGCATGGTCACCTCGCCAACCACCGTGTACCGCTTTTCCACGCCGTTGGGGTTCGTCCACGTGAAGGACTGGCCGATCTTTCCGCGAAGGAACGAGCGGATCGCCTCGCCCTCCGCCACGGTGATCTGATCGAAGACGAGCTTCCAGACCTCCGAGACCGGATTGACGCCTTCCGGGGCCATCGCTGCGTAGCCGTCGCCGAACTGCGCACGGAGGATCCGGAACTGGTCCGTGACGTCGGAACGGTAGCTGGGGACGTAGTTGAAGTCGCTCATCGTCCGGTGAGGATCCCGCGCGGCCGTAGCGCGAGGGTGAGGCGTTCGTCGATCATCTGCTCGAACTGCCGGGCGATCTCACCGCCGAGCGCCTGATTCTGTTCAGGAGAGCCTCCGCGGCTGCCGTCCACGTTGATCGTCGTGTTGATGATGACCGGCGAGTCTCCGGATCCGCCCTTGGGGATGACCCGCTCGCCGTGCTGGAGGATCGCGGGGTACTCATCAGGGGCGAGACCGCTGTGCAGCCTCGGGGCCGCCGCGAACATCATGCCGGAAACGAGGCGCGACTGTCCGCCGACGCCGACGAGGCCGCCGGAGTGTTTGACGCCGGCGGTAACCGGGGCACTGGGTTGGATGCCGAGCATCCCGCCAATCGCACCGACCAGCGGGTTGATGATGGCTTGGCGAGCGAGGATCTTCGCCATGTCCGACAGAATGGACGACGTCATCGATTTGAAGGCGTTCGCCGCCTCGCGCGGGTTGTCGATCAGGGAGTCGAAGAAGTTCCCGAAGCCGCGATCCAGCGACTCCGCGGTCTGCCGGCCCGCCTCGACCATGTTGCGCATGGCGTTCGTGAACCGGTTCTCCATCTGATTCGTCCGCTCGTTCCACTCGTACACGCCGGATCCGATGCCCGCGCGGAAGTTCTCGGCTCGAGTCGGAGCAACGACGTACTGGCTCATCGAGCCTTCAAGTTCGTAGCCTTTGGGCGCCGCAGCGGCCGTCGCGCCCCCGGTCCGCGGGCCGGCAGCCCTGTCCGCGAGCATCCCGACCCCTGAACCGATCCCGCGAACGACC